ACGACTGAGGTGGAAGTCACCCACCGAGTGAGCGTGCCGATCCACCTCACCGATGTCGGGTACGGCGACCTCATCACGATCACCGCGAACCCCGACGACCCCCGACTGACCGGGACGATCCTGACGGTCGTGCTGGTGGAGTCCGGGACGACGAACTGGACCCGCGACCTCGCGTGTGTCGAAGCGAACCGGAGGGCGTGATGGGTGCAGACGCTTCCGAGCTGCGGGCGTTCGCGGCTGACCTCCGCAAGACGTCCGGTAGGGCGCAGAACATGGCCCGGCAGGCGGTTGCGAAGACCGCAGCGGACATCACCGCTGACGCGAAGGTGTTCGCCCCTGTGCGGACGGGGAATCTGCGGGCGAGCATCGGCCACGACATCACCACCGACAGTACGGGTGTGGAGGCGGAGATCGGCCCCACCGCCAGCTACGCCGGGTATCTCGAGTGGGGGACTAGCCGCATGGCACCCAAACCGTTCCTCGGCCCCGCCTTCGACCGACGTGTTCCCACGTTTGAGAAGACGATGGGGATGCTCCTCGACGGGACGATCACATGACCACCGAGGAACTCATCACCCACCTCACCAACCGTCTCGCACTCACGGGCGCTCTCTTGCACGACGGGCACGTCGATGACGACCTGCCGACGTTCCCAGGGTCGACGATCATCCGCCCCTACATCGTCATCTGGACGATGCCCACCAGAGAGGGTGCGGAGCAGGACCTCGCCTACACGCACCAGGACTCCCGATCAGACCTCACCATCACGGTCGCAGCAGCATCCGTAGAGACGGTCCGGCACCACGCACAGCAGACGATCGGGCTCCTCAACCGGCAGACCCTTCCCGGTGGTGGGGAACTCAGACATTCGGACCCGCATGTGCCCATCCAGTGGGACACGACGATCACACCAGGCCGGTTCTACCAGCCCCTCAGTTTCATGCTCATGCAACCGTAACCAGCCCCCCGCCTGGCCCTCACCGATCCGGTGGGGGCCTTCCGCATTCACGAAGGGAAACCCATGGCCGACAAGATCCCGGCGAAGGACTTCGTCCTCGTCATCGACACCCGCACCCAGAAGAAGTCCCGCGTCCCCGCGCACTTCCTCAACCTCTTCCCCTACCTCAAGCCCGCCCACGAACGGCCGGCACCGATCAAGCCTGTGGCAGAACCCAAGGCCCCCACGGCCATCACCAAGAAGGAGAGCTGAACCATGCCTCGCTCACTCGCTGAGGGCCGTACCAAGCTGGCCCTGTTCCCCACCAAGCCCGCCAACCTCAACGCTCTCACCGCGGCAGAGCTGAACGCGGCTCTCGACGCGTCCTGCCGCATCATGGGGTCCGACTACAGCGTCGGCGCGGCGGCATCTGAGACAGTCGACGAGCGCGCACTCTGCACCGACAGCAATGCGCAGGCGCTAGGCGTCTCGAACTATACGTTCGAGATCACGTCGTTCCGCTACTTCACCGCCGACGGAGCCGCCGAAGAGGCGACCACCGGTGGAGATGACCCGGATGACGTCGGCGATTCCGTCTACCAGACGCTCAAGACGAAGGGCACGACGATCTGGGCTGCGGAGCGGTTCACGTCGAAGAAGTCCCGCGAGGACTGGGAGGAAGGCGACGAGTACTCCTGGTTCGAGGTCCTCCTCGACAACCCGCAGGCGTCGGAGCGCACCGGCTACATCAAGGCCCGCCACGTCGGCCTGGTGCAGGATGCCGGCCTGGACCTGAAGGTCGCGACTGCCTGACCCCTCAAGCCCCTCCCTCCCCACCTTTTCCATGCCACGGGCGGTGGGGAGGGAGGCTCAACCCTGCCCGTGGCCACACCCATTCTTGAAGGAGAAGTCCCGTGGCTGAGTTCAACGTCGACGACTTCGTGAGCGGCTTTCGCGCCGCAACAGCGAAGGTCACCATCTTCCAGCGCCCCGATCTCGCAGGCGAGATCAACCACCTCGACCGGCAGATCATGCTCCTCGAGTCCGACCGCGAAGAGGACGCGCCCCTGGGAGAGTCCGACGGTGCGGACGATCTCCGTGAGCAGCGGGACATGCTGACTCGTGAGCTGGAGGAGTCCGCACACACGTTCGTCCTGCAGGCACTGGGCCGTGAGCGTGTGGATGCGATCACGGAGGAAGCCAGGAAGGCATCCAAGGACCGTGCTGATGAGGCGGCGAAGAAGGCGCGTGCGTGGGCGAAGGAACAGCTTACCCGCGACGAGGAGAAGGACACGCAGACGATCAAGGACGCCATGCGCCAGGCCTCCCAGGCCGCGGCGCGGGCGATCATCTTCCACGAGGAGGGCCTCCACGTCCTCGCCGCGGCTCTCATCGACCCGGTGCTCACCGTTGACCAGATGCGCCGCATCAGCGAGGTCATGGGTGAGGGGCAGGTGCAGAAGCTGCAGTCCGCGTTCTACGAACTGACGTCGCGGGATCCGGAGGCGTCCATCCCAAAATCGTCAAGGAGTGGAACGAAGGACGAGGAGACCAGTCTCTGACTGAGGCCCGCACAGCCCGACAGTGGGGTGTCTCGCTGTCGGTGCTGCGCGGGGAGAAGAAACCTCAGTCGAAGTGGACGTTCAAGGACCGCATCATCGCGATGGCCTTGACGGTGTACGAGCAGGGCATCTGCAAGGGATGCGGGCAGCCCCTCGCTCACACGACGGGGGATGACCCGCACAGCTACGAGGTGGAACTCCTCGAGTGCTCTGGGTGCAAGGAGCTGGAGGAGTTCGAGGGCAAGCCCGGTGCGGGCCAGCGCCCCTACCTCGTCCCCGAAGGCTGACTCACTCGGTCACGGTCGCAGTCACCCGTGCGTCGTCATCGCTGTCAATGAACCCGGTGCAGCTCCACGTGAATGATGACGGACCGCCGAAGCTGTTCGTGGCGGTCCCGGTGCCTTCAACCTTCCACGTGTTCCCGTCGCGATCCCCAGCGACCACACCGGTGTCTGTCAATGACGCGGAGGACGGGTCCTTGAGCTGCTGCTTCACAGCCGTGTAGCAGGCAGTCCCGACCTCCTCGGCCTCCTGCTCTTCACTCATCGGCGTCACTGAACCCCAGATCAGCAGGATCACGAAGAGCGCCACCAGCGTGAGCGGCGCCCAGATGCACCCGAGCTTGAGACACGAGTCGAATCCATCGTTCGCATTGTCTGACTTCTCGGGCTCTGCGTTATTGCTCGCGGGCGGGATCTTCTTGCTGCTGAATCGGCTACTCCGCCACTTCCTAGACAACGACTTCTCACCAGCCGTGTCTAGCCATTCCCGTTTTCTCTCCATACCCGAATAGTCCCATAGGAGGTCGTGTTGGAAACTCGCAGCCTCAAGGCCGTTCTCCGTGCAGAGGTCAATCACTTCAAGGCCGACATGGCCGCAGCGGGGAAGGCGGCAGAGGACGCTGCGAAGAAGACCGAAACGTCCTGGGACAAGTCGACATCCCGACTCGGCACTCTGACGAAGCAGGCCACCCAGTACAGCAGTGAGATGACCCAGGTCGGCACCGCCGTTGCAGGGTTCGGCGCGATCGTCGTCGGAGGGCTGGGCCTTGCAACGAAGGCCGCAGTGTCCTGGGAATCCGCATGGGCGGGCGTCCTCAAGACCGTCGACGGCACACCCCATCAGCTCGCGAAGATCGAGCAGGGCCTGCGGGACCTCGCCAAGACCCTTCCCGCCTCGCATGAAGAGATCGCCGCCGTCGCTGAGGCCGCAGGCCAGCTAGGCATCCAGACGGACAACGTCGTGTCGTTCACGAAGACCATGATCGACATGGGAGAGGCCACGAACCTCTCCGCTGAAGAGGCCGCCACCAGTCTCGCCCGGTTCATGAACATCATGGGTACGGGGCAGAAGGACGTCGGCAAGCTTGGCGCCGCAGTCGTCGGGCTGGGCAACAACTTCGCGACGACAGAGGCTGAGATCGTCGAGATGTCCATGCGCATCGCCGGTGCAGGACGGCAGGCCGGGATGTCCGAGGGTGACGTCCTCGGCTTCGCGACCGCACTCTCCTCGGTGGGTATCGAGGCGGAGGCCGGCGGTACCGCCATCTCGCAGGTGATGAAGCGGATGGGCAACGCCGTCGCTGACGGTGGCGACTCCATCAACGAGTACGCCCGCATCGCCGGAATGTCTGCGAAGGACTTCGCTGACGCTTGGGGCGATGACTCTGCGGGCACGATGGCCCGGTTCATCGCTGGGCTGCAGGGTGCGCAGGCGAACGGTGAGAACGTCAACGCGACGCTCTCCGATCTCGGCATCACGGGTATCCGCGAGTCGGATGCTCTGCTGCGTCTGTCGTCCGCGAACGACGTCCTCGTGTCGTCGCTCAAGATGGGCAATGACGAGTACGAGCGCGGCACTGCCCTCGCGGAGGAGGCAGCGAAGCGGTACGAGACGGCTGAGTCGCGGATACGCATGGCGGGCAATGCACTCAAGGACGCCGGTATCGAGATCGGCGCGACGTTCCTGCCGATGCTCGCGAACGCCGCAGATGCCGTCGTCTCGCTGACCGAGGCTGTCGATCGAGTCCCTGCCCCGGTTGTGAAGGTCGGAGCTGCACTCGCTGGGGTTGCGGGGACTGCCGCTCTCCTGGCTGGCGGAGCGCTCATTCTGATCCCGCGGCTGGCGGAGACCGTGACCGCTGTGACGACTCTGCGCACTGCGGCCGCTAACTCCACGGGCGTCCTGGGGAAGCTCAACGGCTCACTGGGTCGCCTCCGTGGGATCGCGACGACCGCCGCAGTCGGACTCACTGCAGTCGCGTTGGCAAGTCAGCCC